GATACAGCTCGCGGCGATCGCGGATCAGGTTGACCTTGACCTTGCGCAGCGAAGGATCTTCCCATGCCTCGGCGAGACGATCGTTGACGAAGGTCTTGAGCTTGGCCGGGTCGCCCTGCGCATCGAGCCACATGCGCACCAGGTCGAGCCAGCGCGGGCCCAAGCCCATTGGGTAATACAGGCAATTGGCGTGATACCCGCGGATCTTGCGGTCGGGGTATTTCGGCACCCAGCGGCCGCGGGCGATGAGTTCGGTCTTCTGATGTTCCTCGATGACGACGCCGCATTCGCGACAGGCGTACCAGCAGCGCTGGCCATCCGGCGTCCAGTGCAGACCGCTCCATTCGAACGGTTGCTCGTGTCCGCAATCCGGGCATGGCCAGTGCCAGCGGCGCTGATCGGATTTTTCCCACAGCGCAGTGAGGCGGCAGAGACCGAGGATTTCAGGCGTGCCGACCTTGAGCCGCTTGTACGTCGCCGGGAAGGCCGACGTGCGGCCATCCAACATCGCGTCGGGATCGTCACCGGTCTTGAGTGCGTTGGCGAAACTGGAGAATTCATCGACCAGCAGCAGGCCGACCGTGGTGGATTTCAGGCGCACTGGGTTGCCGGCGTGCTCGATGTAGAGTTGGCCGCCCTGGAAATCCTTGAAGCTGCGCCGATTGCTGGATTCGCGGCTGCCGATGCTGGTGAGCACGCGCTGCACTGACGGCGTTTCGTCGATCAGCGTGTTGAGCTTCTGATCGATCCACTTGTTCATGGACACTTCGCCCGGCAGCGCCACCATGACGGGCTGCGGGTTTTCTTCCATGGTGTAGCCGAGAATGTTGGTCTCGATCTCGGACTTGCCGAACTGGATCGGGAACAGCGCGACGACCTCATGCACGGGGCTGCGCGAGCTGAAGCAATCCATTACCTCGACTTGCAGCGGGTTGCGCGAGTTGTCCCACGCACCGGGAATGGCGCTGCCCTTGCGCGAGAGTCGACGCTTGGCCGCGGCCCATGCGCTGACGCGCGTGGGCTTGCGTGGCGCGATCGCATGCGCAATGGAGCGCGAGATCTCGATGCGGGCGCTGGCGTAGGCAGCGTTCATGCTTCCGCCTTGTCGATGGCTGCGAACTTCCGCGCGAGTTCCTCGCAGGCCTGCTCGATGTCATCGCGCAGCTTGGTACGGATGGCATCTTCGTCGTCGGTGGCGGCAAGCTGCGGCGACAGCACCGCGGGCAACAGTTCCAGACGGCTGCGCAGCTGCACGATGGCGTCGGCGACGAACGACAGCACTTCGTCACGTTGCAGCAAGGCGCCCATCTCGACCTGTTCTTCGCGCAGCGCCTTGCGGACCAGCGCCTCTTCGCGTTCGGCCTGGGCCTTGGTGCGGCGGAGGTAGAGCGGGTCCGCCGGTGTTGGCGGCATGTCGGGATCGTCGGGAACGTCGTCGCCGGCACCGTCGGGCGGATAGGCATCGTCCGGCAACGAACCCATGGCCTGACCGCGCGCGGCGGCGTGGCGGGCGCGCACGCCGAGTTTGGCGGGATCGCGCGTGTCGGCGATGAGTTGCAGGGACTCGGCCACGCGGACCTGACGGCCATCGTCGGTGAGGACAAGGCGACCGGATTGCTTGAGTTCCGTGACGTAGCTGGGCTTCCAGTTCATCCGGCGCGCGAATGCGCGGAACGTTTCGGTAGCGGGCTGCTCAGTCATGCAGAGCACCCTCTTCTCTTTTTTTCGAAAATTCGAAATTGAAATCCACGCGCGCGCGAGCGAACGCACGTCCGCTGTGCGGCGCGTGCCGGCATGCGTGCGGGGAGGCGATGCGCGAAAACCGCGCCACGTCGCCATGTGTGCGGGGTGTGCGGGGTGTGCGGGCATTTGCCGCGCACGCGCGTGGATTCGCGCACGATGGCGCGCTGGCATGTGATTCCCACACGCGGGCGCGCACGCGGAATGCCGCACACGCCGCACAAAGCAAGCTGCAATGCCGTTTTTGCCGGCACACCAAGCCGCACATGTGCCGGCACAGGCCGCACGAAGGGTAGGATTGGCATCAGAAGTTGCCCTCCTCCCAGCTCTCGACGGCATCGCGATTGCCGCCCTTGTAGTCGGTGACGCGGCTGCGCATGGCGGCGATCTGATCGCCTAGCCAGGTGGATTCGACCTCGCCCTCTGGCGGCGTGCACCCGAAGGTCAGCGTGGACCTGGGATGCGTGAGTGTCTGGCCGCGCAAATGCCGCAGGCGCTCCGACCTTATGCCGCGCCGCTTGTCGATGAGATTGACGAACCGTTTCAGCGATGCCGGCTTCACGCCCTGGCCAACGCACCAGGTGCAATACACGCGGAACCATTCCTCGGTGAGGCCTGGCATCGGCACCAATGGCGGGATGTCCTGCGTCGCGAGCGCATCGACGAAATCGACCGGGCTGTCCTGCGCGAGCTTGATCAGATCGCGCTTGGCCTCCGTCTCAGGCGGCAACGCACCGGGATCGAAATCGCCCAGGTCGAGATGCAACAGATAGTGATGCAGGGCTGCGATGCCGCCATTGGCCAGCTCGGTCAGGATGGCCTTGTAGTAATCGCGATCTTTTTTCGGCGGCGTCCAGATGACGCAATGCCGACGATCGTCTTCCTCGAGCACGACCGGCATCGCTTCATTCGACAGGAACACCAGGTTGAGGTGATTGACCTCGTCGTAGGCCGCGATGTGCTTGGGATTGATGCGGATCTTCTGCCCGGTAACCAGCACCTTCAGTACGTTTTTCTGCTCGTACCGATGCGCCTGCGCGACGACTTCGTCGGCGATCATGAACAGCTTGCGGCTGGCCCAATCGTTGTGTTTGTCAACGAGTGCGTTCTGGTCGAGGATGCTGCCGTACTGGCCATAGATGGCCATGACCGCCTCGAACACCAGGTTCTTGCCGGCGCCCTGACCACCGTGCACCACGATGCACGACTTCATTTTCGCGCCGGGATGCTGGATGGGATACGCGCACCAGCGCAACACCCACTGATAGAGCTCGCGACTGTTGCGTTCCTCGCTGCAAAGGTACTGCAGCAGATCGAGGACGCGATCGCACTTGCCGGCCTTCGGTTCCGTCGGCCAACCGCCCCACAGGTTGCATGTGATGGACGCATCGTTGCCGGCGGGATCGAAGCCGACTTCGGTGACGCGCACGATGTCGCGATCGGCATGCTCCATCCAGGCCTTGAACAACTCCGGACGGATGCAGACGTTTTTCATATCGGTCAGCGGCACCAGACAATGCTCGCGTCGATCGAACGCCGAGCCGCCGCCGGGATAGATCAACGAGAACCGCTCGAGCAATTCGTCGAGCAGCTGGACCGGCCGCAACTTGACGCCCCGTCCCTCTGATTCGGAGGATGAAACGGCGCGCAATGCGGGGGGCGCCCAGCGGAGTTCCGAGAGTCGGGCGGCGACCTGCGCGCCGACCGCGGCCAACCCCTCCAACGCATGGAGGTCGTTGAAGTCGGTGTCTTTCCGACGTCCGTCGAGAAACGCGGTGCGGCGATCTTCTTCGGCCGCGAAAAACGGGAGCACCCATTCGCCGCCCACGGCGATCGCGGCGGCGCTCGCGCTTTCGACGCCAGGGTTGGACTCGCGATGCGGCTTGCCGCAAGCCGGGCAATTTACTGGATGCAACGGCAGCACCAAGCGCGCATGACATTCCTGGCATTTCCTCAGGATGTCGTCGTCGGCGCAGACCAGGATCTTCGCGCGCTTGTATCGCTTGCGCAGGGCATCCGCGACGGGCCCAACGTTGCCGGAATCGAACGCGCATGCGACCGGATAGCCGGTCGCGGCATGCAGCGATGCCGCGGTCGCGTAGCCTTCGGCGACCAGGACAATCCAGTGCGGCTGATGGCCGAGAAGATGGAAGTGCCCTTTCTTGGTCAGTCCGGCTGGCCAGAATTCTTTCTCCGGCCGCTTGCCTTCGCGAGCTTGCGCCGCGGTGCGAAGGAACTGCAGACCATGGATCTTGCCGGCCGTGTCGATCAGTGGCACGACGGCGGTGTTGTTCTTGGTGAACTTCAGGCCGTAACCGACGACGCCTTTCTTCTGCAGGTAGGGTGAGTCGCCCTCAGGCAGCAACCTGGCCCAGACTTTCGTCGCGATGTTCGACGCGGCCGCGGCTTCTGCCCTGCGCTGCAGCTCGGCCGCTTTCGCCGCGTCGGCCCAAACACGACGCATCGCCGCGCGTTGCTCCGGCGTGATGCGACCGGTGTCATCGTTCGGGAGCGCGATCTTCTGCGCACCCTTGTCGTTCCCATGCCAGGTCCCGAATGATCCGACGATAAGCAGTCGGTCGATGCTCGGCGACCACTCCTTGAGCCAGTACCACCCGCGTTTCTCGCGACCGCCGTCCTGGGTGAACACGCGCACCGGCTTGTGCGTGCCGATGCGCAGACCTTCGTTCGCTGGAATGATCAGGCCTGCCGCGAGCAGCTGATCGAGCACGTCATCGTAATTCGAGGCGGCCATGTTCAGTAACTCATGGCCTCACTACCTACCCACTTTTTGCGGCTGTGCTACCCGCAATAGGGGCATGCCAGGGAGGACCCGTTTCCGGTGAGCAGCCTGCTGAAAATCCGACGGCCGTGCAGGCGCGCCACGGCGCGAAATCGCGCGCGGATTTTCCACGAACCATTCGGCGCGCCGCTGCCACTGCTCGCGTATGTCAGCCAGCAGCATCTCGGTCGCTGCTTCGCTGCGTTTGGAATTGATGAGCGTCTTGAGTTCGGCGACGCGTGCGCGGGTCGTGTATCCGCGGCGAAGCCAGTAGCGCGCTTCCGTCTCGCGTCGCCATTTCTCGGACGTGGTGCCGAAGGCTATGCCAGCGACCTCAACCACGGCAGCCATCAGCGGCCGCCCCGCAATGGGAGGGCGCGCTGTGATGGGTTTTCGGAAAGCGCGGCCTGAGCATCCATCAGGTCGGACGAGGAAAAGCCAGCATCGATGCGACCGGATAGCTCTCGGAGAAAGGCAAGCCGCCGCTCGCGTATGGCTTCTGATTCCCGCTCGCGGCGCCAGCGTTGGACCTGGCGCACGCGCATGCGGCGATTGATGGCGGCGTCGCGATGGCGCTGCATGTCAGGCTGTACGCTGCGATTCGAGAAGCAGGTCCTGCACGCGGCCGCGCACTGACAAGGCAGCCGCGATCAGCGCATCGGACTTGTCGAGGATCTGCCGCGCGTAGGGCATGTCTGCCTGCGTGATCACGCCATCGCTCAATGCGGGCGCAATGGCATCCAGGAGCTTTGCGAAATCCGAGGTCAACTCACTTAAACAGGCGACATCCGCGGGCTTGCCTTCGTCTATCAATTTGACCGGCAGCAAGCCTCGGCGTCGCGCCAACGCGCGTTCGCAGTCACCGCGATAGGGTTCCGGCAGCGATGACACCCATGCGTCAACCAGATCAGCCGGCAGCATCTTCACCGTGCCATCCATATAGCGCCGCAGGATCTGACCGTTGTTGCGCATGTCGTTGGCCAAATCGTTGCCCAGTTTGAAGGGCACCGTGCGGACATCGGGCGCTGTCGACGACAAATACTTGTCGGCCACGACCATCGCGAACGACTGTGCATTGGTGGCGGTTTCATCGAGCATGCGGCGCGTGAATGCGTAGACCACGCTCTGCAGCGGTGGCTGGAACTGTTGATTTGGTTTCATGCGCTACCCCTATGCGCGCAGCAGACTGCGCGTCGTGTTCAATACGCCACCCTTCCCCACTTCCCTGACGCCGCCTGCCTTGCCGATTCGCGCAAGGCCAAGGCGATGTGCAATCCTTCGCAGATCAAAACCTGGTTCCGAGCAACCACGTGATCAAAAGTTTCCGCATCGCCGTCGCCAGCGACACGCACGACCAAATCTTCCCGATCTTCGAAACGTCGTTCGGCGGCAAGCGCGTGTTCACGGCCTGCGGCACCGGGCACATCGAGGACGGCCAGCCGCAGTTGAGTCCAGCGACCGACCGGATATTTGCCGTCTTGTGGGATTACGCGCAGCACGAGCAGCTGGGCAAATTCCACTTCATGGAGATTGGCGACGCCGCGACCGCAGCCGAGCGCGTTCGCCACGCACTGGAATCGGCCAACGACAAAGAAGTCGTGCTGTTCCTGTGTCGCGATATGCACGTCCTGGATGCGGGGTTCGAAGCCCTCGGCGTGTACGATGGCCCGGAACGCACGCTGCACTGACGGCTGCGCGTGCATCAGGCTGCCTCCATCGTGGAGCCGGCCTGCCGGTAGGATTGGCAGCGACGATTCAACCAACCGCTACCGGAGGCCGGCATGGAACTACCCGAAGTGCAATTGCGCCTGCGCGATCCGCGCACCCATGTGGTGTACGAAATATGTGCATACCGCCCGGTCACACGCGAAGAAGGACTGGTCGCCATTGCCATGTTCAATGGGCAGCGCAAGCGCAAGCCAAAGGCCGGATCAGTGATTCGCATCGTCACCACCCTCGGCGCACAGGACTGACCGCACTTCGACATCGGACAGAAACCGGCCGATCTGGCGGGAGCGCGCAATCAATCGAGCATGTTGTTCCGGCGTCGGATCCGCGTACTCACCGAGCGTGTAGCCGTAGCCGGTTGCGCCATTCGATGCGTCGACGTCGATCATTGCCAGTTCGGCAGGCAGCAGGTCGCTCGTCGACAAATCCGCGCGGCTGGCTGGAGTCATGGTCAGTGCCCCCTCGCCGCGAAGGTGAATCCCTGCCGGTGATAGGCTGCGCTCGTGACAGTCACCAGCCCACCACCGGAGGGATTCATGGAAAAGATCGATTTCATGCTCGCGCGGCTGATGGCCGTGGAAGCCGTCTTGCAGGCAGTCATCGCGGCGCACCCTCGTCAACACGAATTGCTGGACGCAATCCGCTCAGCCGCGGCCGGCGAATCAGCCGTAGCCATGCACGGACAACAAGCGGCCGGGATGACTCGCGCATTCGATCAAGCTGTCGCTCGATTTCTTGCAACCGGGCATCGAGGCGGTCGTCGGCCTGCTTCTTGAGCCGGAGTTCCTCGTGCCGCATGCGAATGATTGGCGCCCAATCCTCGCCGGCGGCGCCGGCGGCGGCGGCGGCGGCGGCGCACTGCTTACGAAGCGAACGTGCCGACATGTCAGTGCCCCCTCGCCGCGGCCATGGAATCGATTGCACCATTGATGGAGCCGGCCGACCGGCAGGATTGGTGGCGACGATTCCCCAAACCCTTACCGGAGGCCGGCATGGCCGAATACTTTCGGGAAAAGGTTGGCGTGGGCACGTTTCGCATTCGTCATGTCCCACGCGGTTGGATGCTGTGGCTCGACGACGATTGCTTCGACGGCCCGTTCGATTCAGCGGAGTCGGCGCTCGAACAACTGGTTTCCGGACATTCCGGCTGGCCCGTTTGTGGCGATCCGTCGCTGCTTGGATTGCCCGACGCCCTGTACGAATGGAACTCACGCACCGTCGCCCGATAGCGTTGAATGGCCACCGAATTAAGCAACGCAAGCGCGATTCGCTCCGCTTCGTCGGGCGAAAGGTGGAAGCGGAATGCATCGGCTGGCGCACTGCCAGGCACCTGCAGCGCCAAGCCGACCACTTCGGGATGGCTTGGCGGCATCGCGCTCGAAAGCAGTTTCACGGTCTTGTAGAGGGGATTGAGCACTCAGTTGCTCCCCGCTGCGGCGGCAGGGGTATCGGTGACGGCATCGCCCCATACATCGGGCAGCAACGACGCCCGCGGGACGGCCTCCGGGCCAAGGCGATCGGTTGCAACCGAAATGGCCTTCGCAAGGGGCACGCTGGGTCGGCGCCTTCCCGTGGCGATCTGATACAGATAGGCCGGCGACGTCTTGACGGCCCGCGCCAGCGCAGCGCGCCGATCCATATCCTCGATGTAGGGCAGCAGCTCCATGGCTGGCGAGGTTAGCACATTGCTATCCGTTTGCAATAGCACGTTGCGCCTTGCTCCGCCTAGCTACGCGCTAGACAGTGCCATCATGCTGAAATCCAAGGCCCTGACCGAACTCAAAAAGGTACGCCGCGATCGTTTGCGGCTGCTTTGGGACACGTTCGGGGGCGCCGAGTTGGCCAGAATGACCGGCATTGATAAGTCCTACCTGTACCAGATGGCGATGGGCAAAGGACGTAATGCACGCGGAATCAGCGACGACAATGCCGCTCTGGTCGAGA